GTTTTATCCAAATCAGCATTGGCCTTTTCCTCGGCGACATCTTTCTCGTCCGGGAACTCAAACTCAACTTTTTCAACATCTGCCATGATTTACCTCACGCACGTGTAATGCCACGGGGGTCTTGAACAACAGCCTCGACCGAATCATCGTTGATGATCCGAAACTCTTGGCCATGAATCTTGATTCGGGTGCCTGTATTGGGACGAACCAATACGAAGTCACCAACCTTACAAGCAGGTCCAGACGGAAATCGCTTCTCGTCCTTGTAGGCGTCAGGTCCCATCTTGACAACAAACAGCACGGGCGACAGAACTTCTTCATAGTGAAGCGTCTGTCCAGCTTTGATCAAGCCGCTTTCGTACTCTTCGTCAATCTCCGGGAGAACGCACAGGAGGTGATACGTCGATGGGTCAGGAATCTGTTTGGCTTTCTCCTCGGCAGACTTGTTGAGGATGCCAGTCAAATCCACTGCCTGAACGTCAAAATCAGTCATCGTGTTCCTTTACTCTACGCAGAAGGTCGTTGATTTCGCGCTGTGCGGTCAACAGACCCCGGATAACCCCGCACAGGTTTTGGTACTCAGCGTAGTCTTTAGCTGCGCCTGCTCCCAAACTCTCTTCGATAGCTCTGATTTCCTCGGTGTACTTCTTAGACAGAAGGTCAAGAACTTGGCTGTCCATCATTCACCATCCTTCTTGGGCTGGTTGCGCCTCATGGCCGCGATCTCTGCGTGCCGCAGCTTCTGGGCGTGGACCTCACCGCCTTGAGCCATCTTCTGCTGCTGGGCCTGTGCTTGCTGTGCCTGTGCTTGCGCCTGCTGCTCAAGCGCCATACGTTTTGACGCAACCTCAAGCCCGTGGAGCTCCTGCGCTTGCACAATCTCCTGCTGCATGGCCATAGCAGCCATCGCGGGGTCTTGTCCTGTGCGGGCGGCGTCCTGCTTGGCCTTGAGCGCAAGCTCCTCGGCTTTGAGTTGGAGGTCGCCCTTGACCTTGAGTGCTTTGACCTCGGCTTCTTGCGCACGAATCTGCAACTCCTGCTGCTGCATCTGGATGATGGGGTCCTGCTGCATCTGCTGGTTCTGAGCCTGCTGCGCCTGAGCGACGTTCTTCTGCATGAGCTGGGTCCCAGCTTGAGCCACCAGACGCGAGAGGTTGACCTCCACATCCTCGGGCAACTCCTCGTCCGGCGCGGGCAGAGGAACACCCATCTCCTCCTCCATCTTGCGGCGATATTGGAATCCAAGGTGCTCGGCGATGTGCGCCTGCAACGCAGCCATGATCTGCTGGGCCATGGGGTTCTGGCCAATCTGCTGCGCAATCATCGGGTCTTGCATGAAGGACACATGCGCCGCGATGTGGGCGTCGTGGTCCTGATAAATAAACGCCTTGTTGGGCTTGCCCTTGAGAGCCGCCATGTTTTCGCTGATGGGGTCCTTGGGCTTTTGATCGTCCTCCACCGGCACCAGCTTGTCAGCGTTCTTGATGCCCAGCACCTCGATCATCTGGCGGTGCAACTGCGGCAAGTCGTAAATCTGCGGAGCGCCCTGCGCCAACTGGATCACCGCTTGATACTGCATGATCCTCTGCGCCATCGTGGCGCTGTTGGGGTCGGACACGGGGATCACGTCCACCATGTCGTAGTCGTCCTGCTTAGCCCGCTTGTCGCCGTACACCGGGTCATACTGATACTCGGTGGGGGCGTAGTCCCTGATGATCGCCTTGAGGAGCTTGAACTCCTGCTTCATCGCATAGTGCACGCGGGCCTGCACAGCAGACATCGTTTTGAGCTGCCGCTCCAGCAACGCCAGCGTCGTGCCCACCGGAGCATTGGCGCTCATGTCACTGACCTTCATGTCAGCGATCGAACCTAGTCTGCGACCCTCTTCTGTGATCCTGTCGAGCAACGCAGCCAGAACTTGGCTCGGCTCCTTGTACGGCAGAGGCATGATGTTGTCACGCACACTACCCGAAGGCACATCTACATCACGGAACTCACCCGGAGCAATCGGTGTATCGTCGCCCTTGATCCGCAAACCTCGGGACTTCAGGCCCCCCGGCAGATTACTAAGAGTACCGGCGTCAACAAGTTGGCGAATGAGAGAAGTGCCAGCGCGGGCATAGCCACCGATGAGGTGAATGTATCCGAATCCATAAGCCCCAAAACCCGGTACGTAGTCGTACTGGACAAAGTGGTCTCGTTTGAGTTTGCGTTCATCATCTTCCTTCCAATTGCGATAAATCGCCAATACCTTTCTCGTGCCCTTGTCGATCGTCACGATGTATGGCAGCGCGATGCCATCCTTGTCCTCAAAGCCCGGCAAGTCGTAGTCGATCTGCACTTCGCAAGTCTGATAGCGGTTATCTTCGTTGAGGGTGTAGCCCTGCTCGTCGGCTTTCTTCTTCTCGATGTCGTTGTGCACCTGCACCGGTTCACCGAGGTCCACCTCGCGGTAGAAGCCCGCCACCTGCAACTTCTTGATGTCGTTCTCGGTCTTACGCATGATGTGAGTCACGCGCTCGGCGTTGCGAACACCGCTGGCACCGTAGGGAATGATCACATCCTCGGCCTGAATGAACATGGAGACCTGCCGCCCAAGGCTCGGGTCGTAGTAGACCTTCTTGAACGCGGAGCCAATGAGGCCAAGGTTAAACAGCATCCGCTCATGCTCGGAGCGATACTCGGGCATCTCCTCCGTGAGCCGCCAGTTCATGTCATCCCGAACACGCTCAGCAGCTTCTTCCTTGAGTCTGTCGATCGCACCGATGATCTCGGTCTTGACTGGGCCCGCTGCGGGGAAGGTCTCGATGATGGTCTCGCTTTGAAACCTCACCGCCGCCTCAGTCAGCAGCGTAGAGAACACACCACACGCCCCATCCCACGGCTCAGTGCGCTCCTCATAGCGCATCCCCAAAACTTCCAAGCCCTTGACATACATCTCAACCCAGTCTTTGCGGCTGGTGATGTCTGCCTCGACCATACCCATGATGTCAGAGCCAATCTTCTCAAGCTCGCCACCGTCCATGTGCTCGGCCAAGTTGGCGTCAAACTCCTCGCCGCTTTCTTCCTTCTCGGGCATGAGATCAATCTCCATGCCGTCAATGCCAACCTTCACACCCTCGGGGTCCTCAATCTCGATCTCGATCGCGGGGGACTCGTCAACTACAACGTCCTCAAAGCCAAGACCCAAGGGGGCTCCACCAATGCCGGGGACCATGCTACCTGTTGCCATAATCAATCCTTAATAGAAAGCCGCACGTCTGTGCGACTTAAACAGCCTGACTGGTTCTGGCTCATCGGAAGGCAACCGCAGGAACCCACCCTGCCTGAACCTCATGAGGGCCAATGTCGTCGCGTCAACCAAGTCATCATGTTCACCAGACGGAAACGCCGCGATCTCATCAACGAGCTCTTCCGCCCACCGCGTTCTGGGGACCCACACTTTCCCCGAGGCAATTATGTCTGAAACACTATTCAAACGGGCAATTTTGTCTTGGCCCCTGCTTGGCGTGTATTCTTGGACCGGCACCCCCATCGCCCGCAGGTCATATATCAGCGGCGCACCGGAGGCTTTCTTCTCTATCAGCACCCCGTCGGGCTCCCACTGGCTGTACTCCTCCATGACATCGCGCTTGAGCTCAGGGAACTCCACCCGCTTCTTGTATGTGTTGAGCAAGATGATGTTTGGGGTGTTGTTGTCTTCCTCGTTGGTGAAGATGCCCCACGTCGTCCCGGCGGAGTAGTCGGCCCGCTGCGTCTTTTCAAAGGCCGTGTCCCATGTCTGCAAGATGTAGTCGCACTCGGGCGGGTCTTCCTTCTCCCACCACTGCCACCAGTCGCGCTTGACGATGGCGCTCTCGTTGCCCACGGGGTTCTGCTGGTACTGGGCCTGCCACTTGGCGTTGGGGAGCTCTTCGCGCAGGGCTTCAAGCTCTTCTACGGACCAAAACTGGGGCCACAGGGGGTTGCCCGAGGGCAAGATTGCGGGAAATTCAATCACTTCCCAGTCTTCGCCACCCCTCTGAGCGGCTGCTTTTATCACCTGACCAGTCAAGTCCCTCTGAGCCCAGCGGGTCATAACGATGACAATAGCTCCCCCCGGCTGGAGACGCTGCCGTGGGCCCGAGGTATACCACTCGTAGACCTTATCGTACACATCTGGGTTGACTGCGGCAAGAGCGGCCTCTTGTTCTGAGTGGGGGTCGTCAATAATGAGCACGTCGGCACCCTTGCCGGTGACCGCACCGCCCACACCGATAGCAAAATAGTCCCCGCCCTTGCTGGTGTTCCACCGACCAGCGGCTTTTGAGTCCACTTGCAGGTTCAGATCGGGGAAAATCTCCTTATAGGCTTCTGAATCGACCAAATTTCGCACTTTTCGACCGAATCCGACGGCCAATTCAGCCGTGTGGGAGGTCTGAATCACCTTTTTGTGGGGGAATTTGCCCAAAAACCACGCAGGGAGCAGGTAGGACGCGAACTCTGACTTGGTATGACGAGGCGGCATGTTGATGATCAGGCGTTTGCATTCCCCACGGGCCACTCTCTCAAACGCCTCGGCCATTCTTTTGTGGTGCCTGCCTGAAATAAAGGTCGGCCAGACCTTATGCACGAACTTTATAAAGCGGTCCTGACACAGTTCCCGCTCTTTTAGCTTCTCCAGACGGGTAAGTTGCGCATCGAGCATGCGCAGGTCTGCGTCCGTAAGCTTTTTCTTCTCTACGAGTGTCTCTATATCTTTGAGAGTAGGTTCACTCATCTTCGTCCTCGGCCTTGTCGTCTTCACCTACTGTTGTTTTTTGTACGCTTGAACCTAACTGCGTATCCAGATCATCCAGCGGAGTTACGTCT